ACATAGCCAGGTTAGTGAGTACTAACATGACAAGTTAGTGAGCACTAACTAACATGCGCAAGGGCTGGCCAGGGCCCTTTTTCTGTTAACATATTGTTATTAAATCTGTGGATAACTTTTTTGTTGTCATTATGCTATGTGGGCAATGTGGGCAATGTGGACCATGGTTTAAAATCGCTCGACCCCAACGTGAGCGCAGCCATATTCCTAACCCTATTATCATAATACTATCGTTTTAAACTTAAAAATCAGCTCAGCAGATTAACTGTCACATTACCCACAAAATGTCAAAAGCCGCTCGCAGACTAGGTTTCGCCGTGGGTCAAGAGGGGCGTTTTTTGGCGGCCACAATCCGCCCATTTCTGTCACAAAAAGACACAAAAATAAATGCAAAACAATCCTTGACATTTATTTTGTTGTCGCTATAATGGTGTCAGCAGCAAAACATTGTATAGCAAAATAACTGCCTAAATTTTAGGCAATTCACCTGGAGGATGACATGAAAGCAAAATATTTGATTCAAATATCTGCGCAAAACGGCGCGCTTGCCGTCAACGGCTTTGCGACGATCGACGGCGCGATGACGCGCGCAGTAGCCGAAGAAAAAGCCGAAGCGATACGCGCGGCGGAACTATACGCACGGCCAACAAGCGCGCGCGTTGTGCGCGTCATCACACCGGCCAAGCGGCGCGCTGAAAGCCGCGCGGCTTTTGAAGGGGCGCGCGCATGAAACCTACCATTCTCGAAATTGCTTGCGCCGTGTTCGGCTTTGCATCACTCGCGCTATTTGTATTTATGTGCCTTGCTTATTAATTAACTAGGGGAACCGACCATGACTGACCAAAAATATAACGGCTGGACAAATTACGCTACTTGGCGCGTCAATCTCGAAATCTTTGACGGATTTGATCCGCGCGAGCATTTTGCAGATTACGACAGCGCGATGGCCGTATCTCAGGATTTTGCGGATCAATTGCAAACGTATGCTGAGGATTACGTTATCTACAATTACGAATCGGCGGCTAATAGCCTGATGGCGGACTATGCCCGCGCATTCATGTCAGACGTGAATTGGCGCGAGATTGCGCAGCACATGATTGCCGATTACGCAGACGCATGACCCAGTACGGCTGGCTGGATGACTTTGGCGCTGTCTGCTGTTGGCGCGATTTCCCGCCAGCAGCTGGCCGGCCTTACATAACGCGCAAAGTAACGCGCAGACGGGCACAAACGCCCACAACTGAAACCCACGGCACAGCGCTGTGGTAATTATGGAGAATCGACCATGCAAACATTAAACATTGACGGTACCACGTACACACTCAAATTCGATAAATGCCCGATCGAGTGGGCGAAACTTGCCCGCAAGCCGTGGAAACCGAAAAAGCCGAAAGATATCCGCAAGTTTCCGACATGGACTCCGACAGTATCAACGGCCGATTATATCCGGCGGTTTGATGCGCTGAATTTCCTGCAATCGGTCGACTATACCGGCGCTAGTACCGAAAGCGCCGCGCAGTACGACCCGACAATCCCGCTTATGGAGATTCTGACCGATGAAAACGCAAATTAACACTAGCGCGCCGTGGTATCCGGCGCATCTCTGGCCTTACACGTACACACACGGCGACACCGAATTGCTCTGCTTTGTCGACTGGGAACCCGCAGACCGGTCTGTTGGCTTTGCCGGTAATGCCTGGCTAATTCACGCTTACGCCGGCGGGGTCGACGTGGTCGATCTACTCAAAGACCATATCATCCGCGATATAGAGCAGGAGGCCGCATGTTCGCTCTCATTGGATTGATACTTGCGGCCTTGCTGGCTGTCGTGTTAGGTTTATAGCGCGCGCACTCTCCACGCGCCGGCCATTGTGGCCGCCTTCGGTTGCCCGTCAGGCGAAAACCTGACGGGCTTTTTTATCACTTAACCAGTCGCACGGCTGACGGCGCCGGTGTTTCCTCGACCATGCGGCGCAGTTCTGATTTTGTGGCCGATTTGGCCAGCTCTGGCGCGCAGATAATGTGCTTACGGGCATCAAAGTCGCGCGATCGTAGCCGCCCCATGTCGACCCAGCCGGCCTCTTTCAGCGCGTGCAGTAGTGCCTGCTGAACGACCCGCGTGCCCATCGGCGCGCCACCTTGCAGCCGGTCACAGAGAGTATAGAACGGCGCGGCCACTACGCCGGTCGAGAATTCGCCCAAGCGGCGCTCGATCATCTCGACTAGATACGACTCAGCCGTTGACCTGCCCTGCTCGACCATGATGATCTTAGCCTCGGTCAATGGTGGAGTCGCCCCAGGGTTGAACTTGCTCACGTCACGCTCGTAGAGTACCTTGCACGCGGCTTCTAAGCCGCCGGATGCGTACCACTCCCAGAACACGCGGCCCTCGTCAATGGCCATCCTCGGCGCGGCAGAATACGTCACAAACCAGCGCCGATCTTCACTGGGCAATGACAGCGGCGCACGCTCATTTGAGAACGCCAGAACGAACACGCGGTTTAAAATGTCGTACGGGTGCAGGCCCTTGCGGTTGACCTGCAAAAACTCAGGCGGGGCGGCGATAATCGGCTTTAAGTTATTCTCGAGCGCGCGCCGGTCTTTCGATTCAGTCTCTTTCAGCTCTTCGAACACCATGATCTCAGACTCTAACGAATAGCCCCACTGAGACGTTATCTGCTCGTTCTTTAGGGTTTTGACGTTCGCCTTACTTGCGCCGCCTACGCCCCACAATAGCGGCTCCCAGAGGGTATCTTTACCGCTACCCTGCACGCCCAGATGCAGCACCGCGTGATTGATCTTAACGTTCGGGTTTTTCAGTTTGTACGCCATCACGTCCAGTACGTGATTACGCTCGACAGGGTCAGGAAGCATATGCTCAACGTGGTCGAGCCATTTTTTCGGGCTGATCGTATTGGTCGGGATAACCGGACGGTGATTTTTCCAGCGGTTACCGTACGCCTGACCCTCACGCGATACCAGCACGTTTTCGCCAGCGGCATAAGTGATGCCAGCTAACGTCAGCGCACCCTTTTTTTGGCGATTCTCATCAAAACAGATCGACGCTTCAATGCGGCGCTTCGTTTTGCCGGTGATGTGGATGGAATGGCATAGGACGTGCCGGTACAGGGCGTTAAACCCTGCGCGGTCGATTTCGCGCCGCATTTCCATATCAAAAAATGAATCCTCGCTCAGAATGTAGGAAAAGCGCGTGTACCAGCCCTCTTTTTCGACCCGATCGAGCTGCTTTTTCTCAACTTCGGCGATCACTTCCGCACCCTTGTCGGGGTACTCGGCAGTCGGCTGCAGTTTGGATAGCGCCGTGTCCATCGCCTGCGCGAGTAGCTCTTCACGCAAGCCTGGCGAGTGCTTCGGCCCACCATTAGCCGATACCCAATCCAGAAACGCGTGCGAGTCGAAGTCCACGCAGTGCGAGTGCAGGCAGCGGTACGACCGCGTCGATGGACTGTAGCCGCCCTCAGGGTTGCCATCGGTGTGCTCGTCCTTGTTGGGGCAGATGACGCCTGCCCACCCGCGAGAATTCGGTGCCGACAGCAGCACGCCCTGACCGGATAGCCACGCCAGCACGTCATCGGCGCCATCGTCGGATAAGCGGATAGGGCGCACGCCCAGCGATGACGGCTCGGAAGGGGTGACGCCCAGCGCCGTGCATATCTCGGCCAGCGTGTACTCACGCTCGGGGTGAAACTCGGTCAGCTGGGCGGCGAAGTTATCGCGCCCTGGCTTGATATTGATCGAGCCTGGCAAGCGGAAGTTACGCACGGCGTTATTGGCGCCTGGGTCGCAGTAGCCGGCCTTGATGATCGCGTCGATCGCGGCGGCGTACTCACCCTTGGTCGGCTGCTCGGAGAACGCGTAACCCCACTGGAACGACCCAGCAGACGTCTCAATGATCCATGTCGGCGGCAGGGGCGGGATGTTGGGCGCCTTCTCAGGATCGCCCACGTCATCCAACACCATGACCAGCACGTAATCGCAATTGTCTTTGGATGCTGATACGTGCCCGTCCTTGAATCGATCGACAATGAATGACGCGGTGTTACCGTAGATCGCCCAATCGGGCTTAGTCGGATAGTCGGGCAGGTACGCCGGCCATGTGCAGATGACCGCGCCATCGGGGTGGAGCTGGATCTGACCGTTTTTGAGTTTCGGCTTCTGACGCACGACCAGTGCAGTCTCACCCTGTGGTGCCAATTTGGTATAAAATTCGAGGAAATCCATTGCAGTCCTTGTAGTTGAAGAAGCCGCCCTGCCAGGCGGCTTTTTTATTTTCCGTACCGATTCATAGTTTCTACTTCAGCGGACAAAGGCAGTCCTGCCGCCCATTCGGGCGGGGTACACATCACTTGTTTCAGGGTATTGGGTGCATCAGGGTCGGCGGTCTCCAGCACAATTTCATCATGCACATGCAGCACGACATCATCGAGCTGGCGTAAAGCGTGCCGTAGCAGATCGTTGGCGACTGCTTGCGTTATATTCTCACAGGCGAGCCCGCGCCACAAGCGGGCACGCGGCCATTCGGTCGCATCCGCTGCCGGCTTCCATGCCGCCTTGACGTACGTAATCTCGTCACCCTCAAACTTAGTAAATGGATAGCACAGGATGCGCCCACTGGGCAGCGCGTACCAGAGATGTTGTTTGTCATACAGGTAGGTGACCCGGCCGGCGGTAAACTCCCGCCCAGGATTCCTAAGCGCCCGCGTGTACGCCTCCTCGAGTTTCGTCCAGTAGCGCACGGCCCATGCGTTTGAGCGCCGCCATGCGTCTACAATCCGGCGCGAGTCCGACTCAGGCATGATGACGCCGTAATTGCGACCCATCGCACTGAAGGCGCCGATTGAGCCGCCAAAACCAAGGGATAGGATCGCGACCTTGCCGATCTGGCGCTGGTCTTTGTCAACGCTATCCTCGGCAACCCGGTAGATGCCGGCGGCCTCACGCTTGTAGATGTCGCGACCATCGCGGAAAACCTGCAAGACCTCGTCGGCCTGCGGGTCATTGGACGCCCAGGCTGTCACGCGTGCCTCGACCGCTGACCAGTCGGCGACAACGAACTGCTTGCCGGGCGCGGGTATCAGTGCGGGCCGGAGCATTCCTTTGAGAACATCTGTAATGCGTTTTCCAAATCTTGGGGTGATGCTGTGGCCTCTGACCATAGCGTGCCTAACATCATCTGGCTCTGCGGCACACTTGCGCGTGAAGTTGTGAACTTGCGCGCCATAGCTTGAAGCACGTCCGGTGGCAGAGCCTCCTGCAAATACGAAAGCACCTCGTACTCGGTGATCGTCTTCATCTGCCAAGCCCGCAAGGCGGCTGAACTTCGCAACTGACGACGCCCAGAGGTCATCCGCGCATTGAATGACGTCCGCAACATGGGCCGGAATTTCTTCATGGTTTTCCTCGGCAAAAACTAACAAATTGGCGCGTACTGACTTGTCGATACTGTACTTCTGCTCGCCGTCCTTGTACACCTCCATCATCTTCAAAGCCTGCGGCCCGACTCTGTCCATCACCCACTGTTTCATCTTGGGGCTCCTGACGGACTTGATCTCGCCCTTGGTCAGGTCGGCAACCAGCGTCTCGATCTCTTCAAGCTCAACAGATGCGTAGCGCACCGCTGCGTGAGCCAGCGGCAAGTCAAGCAGCACGCCACGGTCGTTGATGCGCTCGTTCACATGGTAGTCGGCCAGCTCTTGATCTGACAATGGCCGCATGGCTTGGCTGACTGCGCGCATGGTTCTGACGTCCTGCTCGCAGTACGCTACCATCTCGGCCATTAACGCAGCGTCAGTGTTAAAAGTTCCGTCGGTGCGGGGAATGCTAAGCGCGCGGATAAGTTGATTTCCACGGTGGTCTTTTCGCATGTTGCTGGAGATCGCTCGCCCGACGTCTTCGAGGCTGCCAGGTAAGCAGTTAGCACGCGCTTGTGTAGCGGTGCAGTAGAACTGCTCGAGTTGAAAGTTACAGTGTAGGACGTACCAAAAAATGAGGCGCTCAAAAGCGGCGTTATGCGCGCATATTTGCCCTGTGTGCTGACGTACCACATCGGGGAACGGCTGATCGGGAGTCCAGGTGACAACCTCATCGTCGTCAAACGCGTAGGACATACACAGTACATCTGTACTTGCGTCTTGTGCATAGTTGTAAACCCCTTTAGAGGACAGGTCGCATCGGCTGCGACTTTCAAAATCAATCCACAAAATAGTCATAGTCAATGATGGCGCGGCCAATTAGTTCAGGGATTTGAGGCACAACGGCATTGCCTAGCTGTTTAAGTCTGTCCACCCTTCCGGGAATCCCATGAGCCACTCGACCCACGTTGGGTTCAGTTGCCCAGAGTGCGGCGACACGACCATACTGAGATTCAACTGCTTTCCCATTGACAACCGACGTTGTATGCTGGAGTTGCTCAGATTGCCGCGATCTCGATGATCTGATGCCTGTGGGGTAGGCCACAATTTCTGCTGCACTTCTTTGAATGTGCGCCCCCAAGTCACTTGATCCCGAAGATTGGACGGCGATGTTCGCCCCGGCCTGACTACTGTCATTTCCTTGATTATGGCTTTCGGTGTCTTCGGCGCTATTCCATCCATTGTTGTGGGGGTAGGCCACGATCCAGATTCTATCCCTTTGATGAGCCGCGCCGACGGCTGAAGCGGGTATACAGTGCCATTCCGCGCTATACCCGATCTCAGCGAGGCTCCAGAGAACTTGATCCAATCCTCTAGAGCGAAGGGCTGCAACGTTTTCGATGATGACGTAACGCGGGTGGATTTCTTCGATGAGGCGGCGGTATTCGTACCAGAGTCCTGATCGTTCGCCAGCAAGCCCGGCGCCTTTTCCGGCGAGGCTGATGTCTTGGCAGGGGAATCCTCCGCAGATAACGTCAACGGTTTCATGTATGTCCTTGGCGGTAAGAGTTTTAACATCTTCAAAAATTGGCACATCAGGCCAGTGCTTTTTAAGCACACGTCGGCAGGCGGGGTCAACTTCGCAGAACGCAATTGTTTGCATACCTGCGCGTTCAAGCCCTAGCGAAAACCCTCCAATGCCGGAGAATAGATCGAGGATATTCATAATTTTTATTCTGAGAGGGTGGCCCCGGTTACCCTGCCAGCATCAGGTCGAACCGACCAAGGAAGAGCCTGATGTTTAGGTAACCGGTGCCATTGAAAGGTGGGGTACTCGCTGCGTCCGTTGACTGCCCGGCATCCGCTTTCCCCCGTGCTACTTAGCCGCGACGACGACGGCCTGCTGGTGCCGCTTCAGCCGGTGCTTCGGCTTCTGCTGCTGGTGCATCCGACTCGCCGTCCATCGAGACGAACTCGACGACTTCAAACACCGGCGTGTAGATGCGACCGTACGACTTGTGCGTGTAGTGATCTTTCTTCAGATGCACGACAGGCACGGGCTTGCTCTGGTCTTTTTCGACCTGCTCGGCAATCGCTACTGCCAACGCCTGAACGGCCTTCTTACCGCCGACGGACGTCACTGTGTAGCGCGCTTCCATGCCCTTGTCTTCGCCAGACAGACACTTCAGCGACATACCGATCTGCGCTTCCCAACCACGCTTGGCGTTGGGTGGTGCAGCTTCCATCTCTGGCAGCGGCTCAGACACCGACACCATCTTCTCACCCAACACTTCACCGTCACCCCAAGCGATATAGCCGTGGATGAACGAGAACGGGTTGACCGCCCAAGTCGAATCGCTCTCGACTTCGGTTTGGTCAGCGCCGAACACCCAGTGACCGGTCTTGTCCATCTTGATGATGACGGAACCTGCTGGGCCTGCGGCGGTATCAAGCGCGCGCAGAGCGGTGGTAAGGGAGGCTACTGCTGGAAGGTTTGCACCTTTGAAATTAACAAGATTCGACATTACTTTACTCCTATTGGATTTTAGAAAGGGCAGCAGTCAACTGCTTCCCGATTTGCAACACCGCTGGCCGTGGATCGGAGTCCGCTGCCAACGTATCGCCCGATGACACAGATACGACCATGTCAGCGGGAAATTCTATTTTAGCCTTTTTCAAGACTTTCTCAAGCTGTGCCGGCGACTTAATTGTCGGTGGCTCGTACGCGTCTTCGATACCGTTGACGTCCGCCCACGCTTCGATCTTCGCCTTGTCCACCCACTGGCGCCGCGCCTGCTTGGCGACCATCTTGTAGCCTGGCACCGCAACACCGTTTTGCAGCATCTCGAACGCTAACGCACGCAAGTCGGTGATGTAGCTCTCGATCATGTCGGCCTGACGCAGCTGCGCTGCAATCTGCTGCGCGGGCATCTCAAGCAGCTTGGCCTTCAGAGCACGCTCAACTGCACCGTTCATGCGTGGGCAGATGGGCTTGGCTGCACACCAACGGCAGTGGTCACCCTCTTGCATCGGTGGCTCTGGCCATGAGGACAGACGTACAGCGTACAGCAGCTCTTGCTCAAACTCTTTAATGCGCGCAGGCGTCGTCACCCAGCGACGCACCATCGGGGGTTGCACGATGATGCACTCAATCTCTTCAGCGCCTTCGAACACCCATTGTGCTGCCGGTGTTCTCATCGCGGCGGCTGCGTAAAACAGGAGCTGAGGATTTTCCACAGCATCAACAGATACGCCATCGCCAAATTTCCAATCAAGAACGATGGCGCGTTTATCTTTACGCCCAAGTAAGTCAGTGCTACCAAAGACACCAGGCAGAAAATCGCCAAAGGATACTCGGGTTTCCACCATGTACTCCATCGTCTTGTCGGGGTCGATCTCGTCAAGCGCCGCGAGAGCGGGAATAATCTTCTCATCAATTAACTCCTGTGTCAGAACTTGATCTTTGTACTGGGCGCCAATGCACTGCTCTGGCTTCTTGTCGAACTCCAAGAGTTCAGCGATGACATTGTGCAGAAGAGTGCCACGGTCTGCGTGTTCGGAAGATGGCTTGGGTGGCATCTTCTGCACCAGCTTAACTGACGCCGGGCAGTTGATGACGCGTTTGGCGGTCGAGCCGCCGACAACATTAGAGTGATCCATCCTTACCTCCGTTTTGTGATTGAGCCTCGACTGTAGTCCCTAAAATAATCCTTGTCAAATACTTTTTGATGCCTTATATTTCGGCCATGCTTGAAAAAGAAATCGAAAACTATTTTGTCTGGACAGTCGAGCGTGCGGGCGGCAAGACGTACAAGTTCAAGTCTGTCACACAGCGCGGGGTTAGTGACCGCTTAGCTTGTATGCCTGATGGATCAACGTGGTTTGTGGAGTTGAAAGCGCCCAAAGGTCGGCTGTCTGAGTTGCAAAAACATTTTCGCAACGACGTGTTGCGATTGAAACAAAATTACGCGTGTTTATGGTCGACGGAGATGATTGATGAGTGGATTAAAGCTGCGCCCCTACCAGGACGAAGCGGCTGACTTCCTGTACGAGCGCGATCGGGCAATGATCTTGGCGCCTGTGGGTGCAGGCAAGACGGCCATCACGCTGACCGCAATGCAGGCAATGGTGAAGGACGGGTACGCCAGTCGTTTCCTTGTCTTAGCGCCAAAGCGTGTCTGCACGGACGTGTGGCCCATCGAGGCCCGCAAGTGGGCACTCGAGTTGCACTGCCGCACAGCCGTGGGCACACCCCGCAGTCGAGGCGAGGCGCTGGACTCCGACGCCCACATCGTGGCGACCAACTACGACAATATTGGCTGGCTGGCCGAGCAAGACCTGTCGACCTTCGACGCGATCGTGTTCGACGAACTGACCAAACTAAAGAACCCGTCAGGCACACGCTTTAAAGCCCTGCACAAGATCATCGACCAGTTCAAGATACGCTGGGGTCTGACAGGCTCATTCACCAGTAACGGTCTGGAAGACGTCTTCGGTCAGTGCAAGATCGTGGACGAGAAGCTGCTTGGCCGCGCCAAAGGCGCCTTCTTGCAGCAATACTTCGTCTGCATGAACCGCGACTTTGGCGAGTGGTTGCCACGCCCAGGCGCCCTGCCGTTAGTCATGCAGCGCATCAAGCCGGCCACCTACGTCTTGGAGCCAGGCGAGTACAAGGACAAGCTGCCCGAGTGCCATGTGGTCGAGCTGCGCTGTCAGCTGGATGACCGCGCGCCATACGAGAAGATGAAAAAGGATTTTGTGGTGCAGTTTCCGACTGCGGAAATATTGGCGGCGAACGCAGCAGCCGTTACATCAAAGTTGCAACAGATGGCGTCTGGCTTTGTGTACGACAGCAGCCGGGTGGCATCCGACGTGCCGGGTCAGTTCATTAACAGCAAGACGGCAGTATGGTTTAGCGGGCACAAGTTTGACAGGTTAGACGAACTACTGGAGGAGAATCAACATGCGAATACGCTTCTTGTTTACCAGTTTCAGGAGGAGGTGGCGGAACTTCGTCGCCGCTATCCGAAGCTTGCCACCCTCGACGACCCCGACGCCATCAAGCGATGGAACGCAGGCCAAATCGAACTCCTCGCTGTACATCCCAAATCAGCCGGGCATGGCCTTAACCTACAGCACGGGGGAAGCCACATGGTATTTCTGTCGTTGCCGTGGAGCCTGGAGCTGAACGAGCAATCTCCGACATAGCAATGGAGGCACTGAAATGACTGACAGAGAACTGATGCAGCAGGCGTTGGATGCGTTGGAGTGCATGAACGAAGGTGCGTTCAATGCAGAAATCAAACTACTCCGCGCCCGACTAGCGCAGCCAGAACCGGAGCCGGTGGCGTGGATGCACGATTCACACGTTGGATTTAATGTTCCCCTCTACACCGCCCCACCACAGCGCGAATGGCAAGGGCTGACGGATGAGGAACAACTAGAAATTATGAAACAGTTTGGGCCGGGTCAACGTGGGTTATTTGCAGATGCCATCGAAGCCAAGCTAAAGGAGAAGAACACATGAGATATTTATTTTTATTATTGGCAGCACCTGCGTTTGCCGCCGAGCCTAGCTACCTGACTTACGATGATGTGCATGTGCAGACGGTGCTAACGCAAGACCACCCCAGCTGGTGTCACGGCATGAAGATGGCATTCGACATCGACGGGCTAAACCGCGCGTACTACGGCTGCTGGGTGGGCTCGCAAGGCTTTGTGCATATCGAAATGCTAGACGGTGGCAAGCGAGTAATCCCGATGTCCAAATTTAACAAACCCAAGGAGGCAACAAAATGACGGACTTTAAAGACCCAGAAATCCAACGCGAAATTTTGATTGAATACTTGCAGGTCATGATCGCCCGGTGCGACTGGCATGGTGTAGCCGACGTGGCGATGGACTTGCGCGAGATGGAGGCCGAACGCCGTGCGAAGACTTGACTACTGGAAAGCTAAGCTGCCCGGCGCGCGGGCAGAGGAGCGCATACGCCAGAAGGAACTAAACCAGATGGCCAGAGCATTTGAGCGAGCGGTCGAGAAGGTCGCCGAAATTGAACAAAGGATAGAAGATGAAAAAGATAAGCTGGCGAAGATTAAATGACCAACTGCCGTCGTTGACCGAAGACGAGGTGTTCGCCATGCTGACCGAAGAGCAGCTGACCGAGCGCCGCGCTTCTCACTTACAGCGCCTGCACCAGCGGTATTGCGCCCTGCGTGACGCCCGTGAGCGCATCGAGATTATGTCAGGAGCCATCAAACCGTGATTACTAACTACCAGTTGTTACACGCTATCACTACTGAATTTAACTTAAAAAATGACCGAGCGTTATCGCGGTTTTTGAACGTACCGCAGCCGCAGATTTCGCGTATCCGGCACAATAAATACAACGTGTCGGGCGACATGATCTTACGCATTTACGACAAGACCGGCTGGAGCATTGAAAAAATTCGCGGCTATTTGGAGTGGTCAGAATGAAATGCCAGCACTGTGGTAGCAAGACCTATGTCGTAAACACCGCGCAGCAGCCAGGCGGCATCCGGCGCCAGCGCAAGTGTGACTCATGCAAGAACAATGCCTACTCAGCCGAGGTATGGATAGCAGGTAACGTTTTGGTGGGGAAATCGATTTATACTAATGACGAGGCGGCGTTGATAAAAAAGAAAGGCGTTGACGTCCGCCGCGCAAATGAAGACAGGAGGAAAGACGATGCTTCGTGATGGATACTTTATTAAGGAAGAGCCGCCCAAGATCGGCGCGCACTACACGCCGCAGTTCTACCAGAAACCTGCCACGCCCGAGGAGCGATTTGTGCAGGACATCATGTTGGGCGCTCGCCCCTACGATGAGTCGCCGATGGTGAAGTTCTTAGGTCGGCTCTTGAGCGTATGAGAGAGCTCGTCCTCATCTACTACGCAGGCATCGTGGTGGCCACCGTGGGCTTTCTGGCGGTCTTCGTGCCAGATCAGCCCCGGCCAACACCGGCTGAGTGCGGTGTGGCCGAGTTTGCGCCTGACATGTCAACGCGCGACCGTGAGGTCTGCCGGCAGTTACGCCAGCATCGTCACCGCATGTGATTGCGCCTCTGCTACCCGACGCATCCAGCCTTTGCCAAAGGTTGCGAACGTCGGGAGCGACTTGTAAAACAGCTCCTTTTCCATGCTGAACTTAGCAATCAAGTCCTTCTGATCGGCGTCTTTCAACGCCTGCATGGTCTTGGGGCCGATGGCGCCGTCAGGGTTCGTTCCGATCGCTTTCTGCATCGTCTTGATCGCACGGCCTGGCCCTGCATTGATCGCAAAGTCGAACATCAGATAGTCCAGACCCGTTGGCAGCTCGTCGGCCTTGACCGCATCCCAGTATTTCTTGCGGTACATCGGTGCCACTGTAGCCGGGGTCAACGCGCGCATCTCGCTTTCGCCAACAGCTTTGCCTACCCATGCTTCCCACACCTTTTGAGTTACACCTAAATTGGTTCGGCCGCCTGGATCAGACGGATGATTTACGTAGCCGCCTTCGTGCTTCAGGATGGCTTTCAAGGCTTCGTCGAAGTTCTCGGTCATTTTATGCCGCACCTTTTCGCAAATTGTCTATGGCGGGTATGACCCGTAAGTTTTGCGCCGCATGCGCGCCGCCTTTACTGATTGGGATTATGTGGTCGACGTGAAAATCTTCGCCTAGCGACATAGCCCGATAAAAATCCCGCAACGCATAAACTGAAATTACTTCCGGCATTATCTTTCCGTCTCGCAATTTAGCTCTTCGCATGGCGTTATCTGCTGAAATGCGCGCTTTGTTGCGCGCCCTATCGGCGGCTTTCCATGCAAACACTTTTTCCGCGTTCTTCGCCCGATACTCCCTATTTCGTTGCAACTTTTTGGCGTAATGCTTTTTTACCGCCTTTCGTACGCTTTCCCGATGCGGCTCTGGGTTTTCGGCCCTACGTATGCAAGCCGCTTCAGCGATACAAACTTTGCATCTTGACTGCACACCTAACCTTGTGCGTGCGTCGGGGCTATACTCAGCCAAAGGTTTTTCTACTCTACAACGGGCACAGATTTTCATTTTCTAGCTCTAATTTCCGTAATTTTTTCTAGGCTACGTGAACCGAAATATGCGCCGAACACCAACATCCCCCAATTACCAAGCAGTTGAACGTAAGATTCATTAGCGTTATAGCCAAAAGCGGACATCATAGCAAACGTAAAATAGCCCGCAAAAATTGCGATTAAACTTAAAGGGCGGATGTTCTTCGACAGCGCGCTGTCCGCCGCCATATCTGCCGTCCACCTATCGGTTACGTTACTCTGCTCCGTCTTGTACAAGTCGGTGTCGTTAGCCATCTTGGCGAGTTCGCCATCCTGCGCCATCTTTGCCAACTCTAGTTGCGCCTTGGCCTTCTGTTCTGGGTCAGGAATCAGTTTGTCGATCAGTTTGCCGCCGATACCCAGCAGCGCGTCTAGTCCGAATGGCATATTAGCCTCCTTGTTGAAACATCCACCGCATAAAATACCCAAACCCTGCAATTAGCGCAAACACGACGATCATGGTGCCGACTGCTTGCGCTGTCTCTAATCGCTGCGCTTTAGCGCGGCGCTGCTTCATCTCTAGCGCCTTCTCATGCAGGCGCTTCTCTGTTTCGGCCTGCCTGGCTGCTTCGGCTTTGGCTTCCCGGTCAGCACGCAGCTTACCCATGCGCTGCCAGAACTCATCCCACATGCCGGCTTCTTGGAAATGGTAGGTGAAGATGTGCTTGATGTCGTCGTAATACTGCTTGATCTGACGATCGATAATCATCAGCTCCATGACGTACTCGGCATCAGAGACGTAGTCGGGCACAGGCTCGCCTTTGGCCACTGCCGCCTCTTGGGCGACCTTGGCCTCTTCAAGTTGACTGCGCTTGGTCTCGTACTTGCCGGCGGCAGAGAAGAACTTAGTGACGCCCGACATGGAGTCGGCCAAGGTCTTGCCGGACTCGACCGCGCCGTTGATCTCGTCGAACGCTTCGCGGGCAAGAGCAGCCGCTTCTTTGACGCCAGTGACAACAGCCTTGACGCCCGCGACCGCCAGACCGATTGTCACGGGATCGATCATTTATCCTGCTTGGCCTCTAGTCGGTCAAAAATCTTGCCCAGCATTTCTTTGACTTCGCGCATGTCGTCCTTGTAGTCCTCACGGGTGACGTAGACGTGCGGCATGGCACGCACATCCACGTCCAACCGGTCAATCGACTTGTGGATGCTGTTTAGAATCCAGCCGCCGAAGAACCCGGCGATCGCAACAGCGATATTGAATAAGACTTGCGAATCCATGTTATGCCCACGTCCCCACGGAGATGTTAGCGCCGGATGCGCCGATAGGGTAAATCAGGAAATAACTGCCTGTTTGCGTACTGTACGCGCCGCCTGGGGCTGCTGACAGCGTGTACTGAGGAATAAGCGTGCCCCCAGCATTAACTGATACTGTGCCGCGAACAGACGTCATATTTGTTATCGCCGCGCTAGTAATAGCGCTAGAGATGGCAAAATTAGTAGCAGCATTTGTAGCAAATATCCGTGGGCTAGTGTCGGTACCAGAGGGGGTGGCGCTAGTAAATGCCCCCGCATAGCCTGAATACGCTATGTTGTTTAGTGTTGCCGTACCGCCAAACCCCAAGCCAAACGTGTGTGAAGTTGTGCCCGCCGATTTAGAAAAAAAGTATAGTAGTTCAAATTCATACACGGTACTGGACGACAACGTAACGCCTACGCCAAGCACACTTTGTGCTGTGTTGACGTTAGCGCCTACCAAAGCTGCATCTAAACGAAAGAACTGAGCGCCCGGCACCACACCACGCTGTGTGCCTTGAGGCGTTTTGTAAAACACTTTGCCATCGTATTCCGTTTGCCCAGCAACCGCAGGGGAAGACAATGTGCCTGAAGTTAAAACAAAAGGCTCTGGCGATGTAATTCCGTTAGTACCATCAATAATTACTGCCATAATCAGCCCTCGTAAAGAATGTTAATAGTGCCAGCGTCAAAGGTGTCTGTGCCGTTGACTGTGGTGATGCGGACGCGGTCAAGCGCGCCTGAAAGAGCAACAGACCCCCCACCCAAGCTTTGGTTAGTGCTAGCAGGGCTACCAAGGACATGCGATTCCACGTAGGTGCTTCCGGTCAACAAAGAAATAAATATATTTCCTTGATAGTTGGCTGCGGCGCTATTACTGCTGCTCATAAGAAACCCGGCAGTCGATGTGCTGTTGCTTGTGTTTGCCGACCACGCCCCAGATGTATACCCTGAAGTAGTAACAGACCCTGACCCAATTTGTATCAGAATGTTTGAGGTTCCGTTTGTACTTACGCCGCTAAACATCACCGTAATTTTCTTCACCCAACTAGGTATCGACGTGAAGTCAATGCTAGTTCCACTGGTAGACGCAACCGCAGTGCCCGACTTGACTTGGCCATACGCACCGGTCGACGTGACATTAAACTGCGTCGTGCCATTACTTTGCAAGGCCAGATTGCCGCTCGTATCAGCGGTCTGGATATAGCCTGTTGAGGTGGATGCGTTAAGGGTAACAGCCATAATTATTGCTCCGCAGAGGGTTCAGCCGGTGTCTCGACAGGCGCTTCGACAGGCGCTTCGACAGGCGCTTCGACAGGTGCTTGCGCAGCCTCAATCGCCGCGATTTCTTCAGCTGTCAATTCGACTTGGGTCACTTGACCAGTTTGTACGTCGACCACGATTCTGTGCATGATGACCTCTTATTCGTAAAGGATGTTGATAGTGCCGGCGTCAAAGGTGTCTGTGCCGTTGACTGTGGTGACGCGAACGCGGTCTAGTGTGCCTGAGAGGGTTTTATCACCGCCACCAGTAATAACAGCGGTCGTGCTTTGCTTTAATACATGATGCGAAACCCATGCGTTTTCACTAATAGTTTCAATTATTACAGAGCCAGAAAGAATATTCGCCGCACCTGCTGACCGGATAACAAAACCAGCAGTTGAAGTATCGAGGTTGTTGCCTGCTGCTAACTGAACGCTTGTTGAGATGTATCCTGTAATTTCAAATCCTCCAGAATCCCCAAGTTGTATCAAAGGCAGGCTTGTGCCACTCGTACTCACCCCACTAAACATCACCGTAATACGTTTTACCCACGAAGGAATGCCTGTGAAATCAACGGACGTTCCAGACGCTGTAACCGCTGTACCCGACACAATCGGCGCTAACGTACCCGTGGTAGCAACTAGCGTTTGCGTATTGCTGCCTGAGACAGCGGGGGCTGCGATCGTAATCGTGCCGCTTGTGTCGCCTGAGAGAACTACTGAAGCCATGATTTATCCTTTACAAAACTACCCAGCGACTGCCGGATGAGACGGTGACAATCACCGCTGCGGTGATGGCGTCCAACGACACTGACTGCGAGATGTCAACCGTGTAGGTGCCAATACCACCGGTGCCTGTGCCTAATTCCGTAATGACCGTACCCACCGTGATGCTGGTGCCTGCAATCACCGACCCCACCGCGACAGCACCTGATGTGACGCTATCAATCGTCAATGTCGTGCCTGCAATACTGCCGGTACCAACAAACCCGCCGCCCAGCGTGATCGGGCCGGTGGTCATGGCGTTCTTGGTAGCTGGAATTGTATAACTGATCGTGACGATCTGGTCGTTTTCGATGAAAACCTGGTCGTTACCGCCGCCGGTGGCGCCCGCAGCGCCGCCCACCTGACCCCACTGGTTATTGCTAAAGCCTTCAAACAGATCCAGCGTGCTGTTGTAGCGGAACATGCCTTCAGCTGGCACGGCAGGCCGGTCGGTCGTAGCGCCCACGGGCATCTGAACGTAGCCAAAGCCGGAGAAGGTGACATCTTGTGTTGCCGACAGGGTCGTGAACGCGCCGCTGTCAGGCGCCACGTCACCGATCGGAGGCGGCGAGGCAAACGACAGGTTGTCCACGGGCACTAGAATGTTATCCGTTGTGTACTGGGTGACGTTGTTCTCGTCGGTAATTAGGAACTTGTACGCGATAGTCGGCTGCAGCCAGATGTTGGCCATGCCACGCGAATCCAGAATGATCGGGTTCGTGTTGGCAGTCGCTCCCGTCTGGTCGGTGTACGTCGCAATCGGGGTCGTCGTGCCGCCGGCGTAGGTGTAGACTTTACCAGCGACGAGCGGGTCGCCGTTAGCGTCGAAGAACTGCTGCTTGGGTGTTGGGGTTAGGGATGCCATTTATCACCTACGATTAAGATTGTTCTGGTCTTGCGGCGCCAAGGCGTTACTTAAGGTTCTAGCGGCGTTAAATTTTCCTGCGGTTAATTCAGGGCCGTACCGCTCAAAAGCCTTATACACCCTGCCCCGGTCACCAAAAGGCACTTCGTTTAGCATGTCTTCAAAATTTTTACCGGACTCAAAACCTTTTTCCAGTATTTTGGCGGTTTTGGCGTTAATTTTGCCGGACAATTCTTTAAGTATAACGTTACCGGTCGTCGCTTTTACACCAAAAAACGGTATGCGCAACTTAAATTGATTTTCAGTAAAAATGTCTTTTATGTCAGGCGCGCCTTTTTCGGCGCCAGCTTTAATTTTCTGCCCGCGTTCTAGTTCGCCGGCAACATCATCAAGCGCTTTAAACTTGTTACCCATCTCGGCTTTAATGTCGATGCGCCCGTGGCCAAAAATCTGTTCTACCAAATCAGGCCGCTCGCCCCGCACCAACGCGACAAACTCGTCAGGGTTTTTCTTGTACAAGTCACGGGCAGTTTGCGCCATTTTGCGCTGGTTGATAACGTCCATGCCGTGCGAAAAGGTATCGAGGTAGTCTTTCCAACCTGTGCCGCCAGCCTTGATAATGGCGTCGTCAATTAGCGGGCGCACTTCAGCCAACAGCTTGGACGCGTATTTGGCTGATGCTTTTGGGTCTTTACCCAAGCTGTCAATGACTTCATTGACCGTGTCTTTACGTATTCTGTAAAGCGCTTCAACGTCAATAACGCCGCCGTTGCGAGCAGTCCATTCTTTAATCTTGTTGGCGACCGTAGACAACACTTTGCGGTTAACATCCGACACGCCGATCTTAGGGTTGTTCAGTTTGCCGTTGATGTCACGGATAACCGTATCCATATCTAGTGGTTTTCGCCCGTGGGCGGCTAGGCTATCAGCGCGGGCTTGCGCGAAACGAGCGCCTTCGCCGTATTTAAGCGAATCGTCTGCTGCTTTAGTCGCCACGCGTTCTGCTGCGTCTTCCATTTCACCGGCAAATTTTAATCTGTCTTTGCTGACGTTTGGCGACAAATCCGCTTGCGTTTTAGCGGCGTTAAGTCGTTGACGCGCAGCGGTAAACCGACGCACGTCATCCACTTTGTCAGCAGCAACTTTACCTAATGTAGCCGCTTCGTTTTCTAACCCTTGTTTTAGCTTACCCGTGTTAGCCGCCGCCATATTTGTTTCGCGCATAGGCGTGGTAACGTCAGTCAACGCTTCTTTAGACTTGACCAGATTGTTCAGAATTTCTGTGTTGGTTGCGCCGCCCGCCAGATTGTTTAGCGTGTTTTGGCGGGTTTGCTCACGAAATTGATCTAGCTTGGAGTAAAAGTTTTTGGTGTCTTTAACGCGCGCTAATTCACCCAACGCTTGAATTTGATTGCGGTCAAGGTCAGCAAACAATTCCGCTGCGCTTAAGTTGCCTTGTCTGCTTCTTATCAGCGCTTCAATTTTTGGTAAATCTTCGCCAGCAGCTTCACGGGCTATTTTGGCCGCAGATCGTTCAGCGCCGCCGCTAAATTTATTAACGACATACCCACCTCCTGCCGCAATCGGCGTTAAGGGGTTAGTGTATTTGGCCGCAGTATCAAACCCTTTAACCAACTTGCTCTCTATCGGGCCTACTTCAGCAGTTTTGGTTATGGCGCGTGTGCCTTTACCCGCAAGTTTAGCCATTCCTGCGCCGCCGCTAAACACGGTGGACAGGTCGCCCAAAAAGCCAATTGGGTCTTCAGCCATTGTGCGTTTAAGCTCTTCAGTACCCCCAAATCGGTCGGCCAAATACTTTGTAAAATTGTCGCGGGCGGTTAACGCACGTTCACGGGAATCGCCGCCGTACATAAAGTTGGGGGTAACCGGCTCCATAAGACCGCCCACCAAATCGCCAATACCGGTTGTCGTTTGTATAGGGCTAGTTACCGCCGTAACAACATCCCCCACTACTTTTGCCGCGCTTGAAGGTGCATTGCGTAACATTTCGCCCGGCACTTCTCCAAGGGAATAGTTACGTGGGCCAGGAATTTCACTAACCGTCATGCTGTCAGGCGTAACGGTAACCGGCGGCAACGATCGTTCTTGAGTTTGCGCTTGCGCTTCTTTGTACGCAGCCGCAACCGTCTCAAATTCTGGGGTGCCTTTTTTGTCTGCGTTCTTGACAATCCATGCTGCGTATTCGTCGGCAGTGGCCATGTTTATTTCGCCCCTCTCAATACCGCGTCAGCTTTATTCTGTATGTCGCTCTTTGGTGCGGCGGGCGTTGTCTGACCGCCGTCTCTATATTCGTAAGTCATGTCGTATGCTTCGCGAATACGTCCTTTTGATTCACGCACCCGTTTTGCAGCTTCTATAAGCGCGGCTTTTAGATCGTCTCTTGACTGAGTACGACCAATTGACGCAAACGCATCACGCAAATATTGCCCTTCTTGGTTAGACACATTACCCAACGCGCCGCCCGTAGGAGACGATGCGCGCATATCAGCTAATTCTGTAAACCCACCGCGAGCCACAATCGCGTTGTATTTTTCTTGCGCAGCCATGCTGTCTTTAGTACCTGACGGTAAGCGGCCATAAATAGCGCCGCTAATGCCGTCCAAACCTGGATGGTTAGCTAATGTTTCCAAATCTCTAGCTAACTGCTCAGATTTAGTTTCGTAAGTTTTAACAGCAGCCGTTGCCTGCGGGTATTTAGCCTCGCGGTTTTGTTTTTCTTTAGCCGACAATTGAACGCCTGAAGGCTCTTTGATTGCTTGCCCAATTACGCGGCCATCACGACCGTTAACTACAATGGCTCTGTCTGGGTTGTTAGGGTCAACAATTGTGACCGGCGTTATAGCCGCAGGATTGTTTGTAATGTTACGCCCTGCCATCGCTACTTGCTTTTTAAAGTCTAGCAACGTGCCCCTAAACTTATCATTTTTCTGAGCATACATATATTGTTCTATTAGCCCATCTGGCGCGGTGGGCGCGGCGGCTTTAGTAAGCTCAACACCTTCTTTTTGCTGGCCAAACGTTGCGCTATTTTGATTTTCATCAACGTATACAATTCTGTTGTTGAGATCGCGGGCTGTCCACTTAGGCGCGGTATCAACTATTTCCTGCATAGAACCCGTTGGCTGCCCATACGTCGGGCTGTTCGGGTTCATGTCAATGAACGAAATTCTGCCGTTTTGCTCAATCTTTTCTGGTTTAGGTGTAGTGTCTACCAAAGCCTCAACGCCTGGTTTTATTTGCCCCACAGTAGGACTAAACGAGTTCGTATCTACTAAAACTTCGCGGTTTCCTATTTTTTTCAACTCCCACTTAGGTGCAGTGCGTTCTTTGGCTTTTTGCTGTGCTTCAGCAGCAGCGCGTTCTTCTTGCCCTGCTAAACGCTTTTCTTGTTCTTTTGTACGCGCTATCTCAGCAATATCTTTTGCGCTTACGCCAGCAGCTTGCAAACGCCAATTGTCGGGGTCTTCGTTAAACGCGTCTTGGTTAGCGTTAATTGCATCTTCATATGGGCGTATTTGATTAAGGATTGGCCCTAAGTCTGGGTCTTGATAGGACGCGGCGACAAACTTTGACACGTCATCTATAGTGCGTATATTTGGCGTTACGGATTGATACAGCTTAAATTTACGCTCAAAATTTTTAAACCCACGCTCGTTAATTTTCTCTTCTAATTCGCCGCGCTTTAATTGCGATTCAACCCATTGGTCAGCGAGCAAAGGCGCAACCCCGCGCACGCCGGCTTCTAGGTCCAACGAATTTGTTGGTTTTTTTGGGTTGGCCAAATACTGCGCTAACGCGTTACGCTGCCGCGACATTTCCCGCGCTTCTTGCGTTTTTAACTCGTACTCTTGCGCTCTCAACGCATTCATCTGCGAAGCTTCTTGCAGCCCGCGCAGCTGCATGGCTTGCGCCATAGCGTTCATCGGCGATTCAAGCTGAATGCCTTTGATTTGATTTGGGATAGTGTAATCAATACCGGCCATAGTTATCGGTTCCTTTGCCCTGGGTATTGTTGTTGCATAAAGTCGTCCATGTCGTCAAAAGTGGGCTCGGCGTATTGTCTAGGCCCGTACATATCCATCATTCGTTTATTCTGCTGAGAATTCAAATACCCACTTATGCCGCTTGTTGCAGCGTTCGCTACCCCCGCGTAACCTGATGCGCGCATATTGCCTTGCATCAAAGCATTCTCCGCCATGTTTTGGCCAAACTGCCCCGCCTGTTGCGCCATAGTTGCAGCGTTACTTTGCCCCATACCCGCTAGACTTTGCAGTGGATTCAGACGTGCTGCACGTTCAGACTGGTAGCGGTTAAATGCGTTGGTGTATTCTTGTGACGCCAAGTCTTGCCCAAACTGGGTAACGCCACGCAGTTGGTTCCCACCTAGCAAACCACCGCGTGCAGCAGCTGAACGATCTAGTGCTTTCAAGCCCTCGCGCATACGAAATGCGTAGCCGGGGTCTTGCTGGAACTGTTCCATGCTAAACGGCGTGTAGCGTGACGCCTCAATCAGCTCGGGCAGCGCATTGACGCCCGCTAAACGAAACGGCTCTTGCAGTTCAATCTGACGATTAAATTGACGCCGTTGCTCGTCGGTCGCGCGGTCGGCAGCGCGTTGTTGCGCCTTTGCGCCAGCATACGCCCCGCCCGCCTGAATTACGCTACCTGCTATGAATCCTGACATAATGTTTCCCCAGATAAGTAAAAGCCAAAATTTGTGCCTACGGCATCTCGGTAGTTAATAAGAAGCTCATTACCGATGCCCACATCTTTTAAGGCAATTACATATAAATCATCACCAAACTTGTACGGCGTTACGTTGGCATCGTGCGAATGGTTGATGTACCGTCCTGCCGGGGTACGTTTACCATCCAACCGGCCTGGGCAAATAACTTCACCCGCAAAAAAGTGCCGCGTTGCAAACATCCCAGTACCATGCACCGGCGACGCCTTTAGCTCTACGTCATGCCCTTCCGGCATGTCAATCAAATCGCTTTCAATGGTCACTATGGCGTCCATTGTGGGCTGATCTACACCCAGCTGCGCTAAGAATAGCTGGTAATCCGCTTGCGCTGATTCAATCGCCAACCGTTTGCGTGTGTCGCCTAATCCGCATTCGGGCACTACATACAGTCGATCTTCAATGACACTCAAATCTTGGCAGTCGTCTGGGTTAGGGTAAATGTCCACCCACACCACTTCGTCTTCAAACACCCGCCCGGCGCGCTGCTCACCTGCCTTGGCGTCAAACTCACACGGTGCTGTCAGTACCACCACTTCCGTATCGATGTTGACTGCAATTGTGCCCTTTTCCAGCCGCACGCGGTAGTCCGTCTTGTGCGCGGCGCCTGTCAATACTGTCCACGGTGGCACCGTAATCTTTCGCTCGTACACACCCGGCAAAAACGTGTGTGTCGTTACTATGTCGGCCTGCGGCATCTGCAACAGCTCGTCTTGCAGCGCAACAACTTTCTGCCGCATTACTTCTGGCGTAACCACCGCCGTGCTGTCAGGGTCAAATAGCTCAACCGCGTTCACACCACCACCCATCGTGACCCACTGGCCACCGTAACCGTTGTGCCGCTGGCTATCGTAATCGGCCCAGCTGACATGCCGGACGTGCCGGCAGCAATTGTGTAGCTGACATCAATAGTTAAACTATTGACAAATATGCCGTTGCCCGCTACGAAATGCTCAGATGTTAATTCACCAGTGCTAGGTTTGTACAGATATTTGGCGTTGCTGGTATAGATTGTCGACAGCGCGCCAGAGGTCGCAGCAGCAAACGTCGGATAGACGTTGGTGGCCGTTGTCGTGTCATTCGTAATCGTTGCGCCCGAACCAGTGGCCAGTGCCCAAACGGCTGTTGTGCCGTTCGACGTCAGGACATAGTTGTTTGCCCCAATGGGCAAGCGTGTCGAGCTATTGGCACCATTGCCAAGGATCAGGTCACCCGTGCTGGTGACTGGCGACAAGGCGTTAAATGCTGCGCTCGCAGTCGTCTGGCCAGTACCGCCGTTGGCAATCGGCAGCGTGCCTGTCACTTGGGTGGTCAGATCCACACCACTTAGCGTGCCACCCAGTGTCAGACTGCCGCTGGACGTCACCGTACCAGACAGGCTGATGCCGTTGACCGTACCGGTGCCAGAGACGCTGGTCACCGTGCCCACGTACTGATCGTTGGACGTGATCGTAAAGTTGGGGTACGTGCCAGAGATGCTGGTCGTGCCCGCACCGGTTAACGCCACTACTTGGTCAGGCAGCGTGTTGGTAATCGTAAAGCTGGGGTACGTGCCGGACGTGCTGATGCCGGTACCACCTGTCAACGACACCGTCTGGTCAGGCGCCGAGTTGTTGATGGTCACAGCCACTGAGCCATCGTAAGTCGTGCCGACACTGTACGAGATGCCCGTGCCTGCAGTCAGCGCGTTAGCCACGCTGCCCGCTTGGCCAGTAATGTTGCCCGACACCTTGCTGCCTGCAATCGACGTAATCCACGTAGGGTCGGCGTATGAGCCTGTCGTATAGACGCCGTTGGTGACCGTGGCAGCGTTACCCGACACCGAGATGCCCCAAGTGCCCGTAGCGCCGCTACCAGACGTGCTGGGCACATCAAGGTTAGTTCTTGCGCCGGAAGCCGTAGTGGCGCCTGTGCCGCCGTTATCGACGTCCAGAGTGCCTGCTAGGGTGATGGTGCCGGACGTCGTGACGGGCCCGCCAGAGGTCGTTAAACCTGTCGTGCCGCCGGAGACGTTGACCGAGGTGACCGTACCTGACCCGCCCCCGGTGTTGGCTTTGTTTAACAGGTTTAGGAAGAACCGATACCAATCCCGCGATACCATGCCTGTCCGGTCATCGGTAATCGGCGACTGGTTCTTGGGTATCTGTGGTTCGTTATCTGGGTTAGGCATTGGTGCCGGTCAATGCAAGTTCGGCACCCATGATGGCGATCTTGACGGGGTCGGTGCCCGACACCTCGTACACGCGGTCACGCAGCTTGTTGGTCATGCCCAGACGGCGCCAGAAAGCTCTGAAGCCGTAATTGCCCATCTTGCCCATGCCAGCCCACTTCTCGTTCGACCATGTGTGACCGCCGTCATCTGAGAAGCGCAACATAACCTGCGGGTCGTTGCCTTGGCCAAGAACCAATCCAACGCCTGTCTCGCATTCAAGCTGCAACGCATGCTGGGCAGTACGCTTTAAGTTGTTCTGGCCGGTAGGCAGCGCCCGCCATGACCGCAGCCATTTCTGTGGCAGGTTGTCATCAGCAAACACGTCCAAGTCGTACGCGTAAATCTTGCCGTTTTGGAAGTCGCCCACCACCACTTCGTTGTTGAAGAACATTTGGCAGTTGGCACGGTGACGGATGAACTGGCCGTTGGCAAAGCCTGCCCGCTCATGCCAGGCTTGGGTTGCCACATCGAACACCCAAGTCTTCTGGGCGGTCGGGAAGGTCAACACATAAAACGCATGGCCGTCTTGCTGGTAGGTAAACGCAATCGCGTCTGAGATCGTGCCGTAGCTTTGGATGGCGTACTCGACCGCGTGGGTCGAAATGCGCTGGCCAGTGTAGCCTTGGGCACGGAACACCACGCCTTGGCCACGGGCATCTGACCCCAGCCAGAACAACGAGTTGTCCATTTTGGCCACCGAGAAGGTCGCAGCGCAACCGATCTCGTTGACGGCGCCTTGGATGCGCGCCAGCGGGAAGGGCGTTGTGCCGGCGTCGTACCAGACCTCAACGGACTGGGTGCCGAACAGCCACACCTCACGGTGGTCAACAAACAGCGACACCAGTCGGTCTGGCATGCCCTCTGCGCTTGCAAAGCTCAAGGGGTCAATCTGGGTGCCATCAAGCAGCTCAGACGTCCAGAAGCGGTCTGAATTGGGTTCTTGGAAGATGAAGTAGCCGTCCAGATAGCCGACAGTCACCGCGCCTGGAAAGTCGACGTCGGTGATCTCCGCATACGCTTCAGTTGCCGCGTCGTAGATGTACCCGTCAGGGTTGGCCGCAATGAAAAGCTGCGTGCCGTTATCGACCATCGACACGGGGCCAGTGCCAGACACACCGCCGATCGGTGTGACCGTCCAGTTGGTGTCGATGCGGTAAAGACGTGCGCCTGACACGGCGTAGGCGTAGTCGCCGTAAGCCCACAAGCCACGGATAGGGCCGGTGCCAACGGTAGCCAGCCTGCGCAAGCCCGGCGCGCGGTTCAGGTACGCAGGCTCCATACCTTCCGGTGCCGGTGTGGCTTCGGGGTACAGGTTGACCATGCGGCTGTCCGCAGCGTTGACGCTGCGAGCTACATAGGATTGGCCAAGGATGGGCGTCTTCACGGCTTAGAAGTTACCTGCGTAGATGTTGTAACGCTGGTGGGTTGCAACCAGCGCGTAAGGCATCGACATCACGTCGTCTGGGTTGTTGATGCGCTTGAGATTGCGTTTGGACGTCATGGCAATTCGAGTGACTTGCGGCATAGGCTCAACACCAAACTCGTTGGCAATTTCCATCGCCAAGTTGTACTTGAATGCCCGCAGATAGCCTGGCGGGAACGACAAGACGGTGTTTAAGGTCGCCGGCTTAGTCAGCTCTTGCACCGACACAAAATGCCACTCCAAAAGCCTTGTGGGCTTCGGATAGATGGTCATGGTGATGTCGGGGAACGTATTGTTGACGAACATGACCTGCGGGTAAGTGCTGGTCACGGTCTTGACCGCAATGCCGTTGTATTGCTGCTGGTTAATCAGCTTGATGCCGTAAGACACATTGGTCTGCGGATCACGAAAGTACGTCGAGTCGTCAATCAGAATAGGACGATTGCCGACAAAGTCGCCGGTGGGACCCAACGTGCGGGTGATCTCGTCGGTCGGCCAGTTAAAAATCTGGTCTTCCGTACAGAAGACGGCCAGACGCTCAGTATTCCACGAATCAATCATTTGATTCATGGCGTTTAAGGCATCTTGGGCAGCCTGCGGAGAAGGTTCCTCACCTTCGGCCAGCTGGCCAATCAGCCGGAGTGCTGCCTTGATCTGGTCGAAAGCGGTTGCCATGCAGGCTCCTTATTCTACTGCCACAACCTCTGCAGGCGGGCGGCTACGACGACGTTTGGGTTCCAG